ATAATACGCCCATGAGCCGTCTTTACTCACAAACTCAACAGGACCACTATATAAATCAAATAATTGTAAGCTTCTAATATTTTCAGGTAAGATATTAGTTCCCGTAAATTCTCTCAAATCAACACTAACCTTTGTACTATTTTGTGCATAACCATTAACATCAATAACAGACCATTCAACTTGTCCTGCAATCGTAGTTGCGTCTGTCGACCTCCAAGTTGGTAAACTCATAAATCCACCACTACCCATAACATATCCCGCGGGTACTGTTACAAGTGTGTCTATTCCAACAACTTGACCTAATAATCTTGGTAAGTCACCTCCATCTATAATTCTATTTCTATTGATGTCTGATGCGTATAATGATTGACCTGTTTTTAAAATTGACCCGTTACTTCCATCTAATCCCATTGAAGTAAATTCACCTTGTGCTGTGGTAAAATCTGACACAGTAATCGCTCCGTTATATACCGCATTCGTTTTGTCCATGCTGTGCATCACTGTCACTTCATAAACTTTGTTTTCAGACAATAAGGATTGATTAATATCAACATTACCGTTAGAGAGTACATTAAATAATTGTCCTTGATTGGTAACCGTATCTCTGAATGAAACTCTAACATCTGAAATTGCAAGTAAATTAGAATTAATATCAACTTTAGCGGTAATAAGTTTACCTGTATTTTGATTCATGATAACCTCAGTAGATAGAGGATTATCCATTAAGGTTGCCACTCCACCACCTTGTCCATTCCAACCTGCAACAAAATTTAATCTTACTGGATTGAACGAGTTTGCAGTAGATGATGCCTTTAATCTGAATCTGAGAACTATAAGCCTATCGAATGACGTGAACGGCATCGGAGAATTAGTTGCCCATGTTAAAGTGGTTCTGATAATCGCATTTGAACTTGTTATGTTATATGAATAAGCTAATCCTGTTGTGTATCTAGTTGTACCATTGGTGTTCGTTGTATTTCCAGCATAACCGTATCCAGGATAATTCTGCCATGACAATTGTATATTTGAACCTGAAGGAAGTACTCCACCGTTTCCACCAGTACCTGTATGGTTAATTGACATTATTTCAAAATTTGTTTGGTCGTACTGAAAATCAAACAACAATTGTCTTGTTGTTGCATCACTATTTCCATTTGCTTGAACTATTACATCAAATTGGTCTCCTCTGTCTATAACGCCTCCGTTAATATCAGTAAGAACCCTAGTGTCAGGAAATCTGAATCTGATTTGTCCGTATGATGATAAGGACGTTAATAAAAACATTATGAATAAAATCTTTTTCATATTATTTTGTTTCAAATAGTTTAGTTACCAATTTATCACTTGCTTTTTTTAGAGCATTACTTAGTGATTGTTGATTAAAATTTCCCCCATTATCAACAATTAAAGTCGATACTGAAATTTCAGACGACTCTTCTTCAACAATAACTTCTTTGATTTTTTTCCCGTCAATCTTTAATACACCTTTAAGACGTATTACAACAGATTCTTTATCTTTGTGGAAAACAGATAAATTTGATTTGGTTTTTAGTACATCCAAATAAACAATCTCAACAACAACTTTTTGATTAGATTCGGGATTGAGTTCAAAATCTTTTTCTTGTAGAAATTCTTCTATGACATTTCTTACACCGAATTCTAAATTTCGGTTACCCGCAAGATTTCCTATTTGAATCTTGTTTGTAACAGATTCAATCCATATTTCTTTAACTTGCGGTGTTTCGTTGTGAGGCAGCAAATAAATCATGCAGACCATCACTAATAGTAATATCTTACTCATTCAACAGTATCTTGGTACTAATAAATACTTAGAAAAATGAGATTTGAAGTTCGGTTTCAATTATTTTATTAAAGACATATCTGATTTAAAAAGTATTTATAGTAATAAAATGAATTACTATGATACTAAAAATTGGGTCTAAAGGAGAAGACGTAAAAAAACTCCAACAAAAATTAGGTCTCAGTGCTGATGGTGTTTTTGGACCTGGTACTGAAAAAGCAGTTAAGAAATGGCAAATTGATAATGACCTCGGCGCTGATGGAATTGTTGGTGAAGGTACATGGAATAAAATGTTTGGCTCTCAGCAATTGATAACCGAACCTTCAGTACCTGTGTCTAAACCAGTTGCATCTGTTGGTGGATTAAAATTAGATAAACTCAGAGGTCATATCCCTGATTCAGTTATTGTTCAAATCCCTGAAACTGCTGAGAAATTCGGTTTGAACACTCCGTTAAGATTAGCACATTTTTTAGCACAATGTGGACACGAGTCGGGAGGTTTTAGAGTCGTAAATGAAAATTTAAACTACTCCGCGAAAGGTCTAATGGGTATCTTCAAAAAGTATTTCCCAACACAATCATTAGCAGAACAATATCAAAGAAAACCTGAAGCAATTGCAAGTAAAGTTTATGGTGGTAGAATGGGTAATGGTCCTGAATCAACAAAAGAAGGATTCAAATTCCGTGGCCGCGGATATATTCAATTAACCGGAAAAGATAACTACACAGCATTCGGTAAAGCAATAAATGAAGATTTAACTGCAAATCCAGACAAAGTTGCAACGCATTATCCTTTATTATCTGCTGCTTGGTTCTTTACGAAAAATGGTTTACATAGAATTGCAGACCAAGGTGCAACTGATGCTGTTGTGACACAAGTAACAAAAAGAGTTAATGGTGGAACAATAGGATTAGCAGACAGAATCAAACATTTCAAAGAATATTATCATTTACTTGCATAATTTTTTTGTGTGTTAGAAAAAAAATTCTATCTTTACATCAAAAATATTACTATGGTAACTATGGAAAAAAGCTCAGTAATTAATGACTTCATATGGGTGATTAAACTATTAGATTCTTCAGAAAGTGAAGAACAAATGGATACCACACTAAAGTGTTTCAAACTTTGGGAGAATAAACATGTGGGCAAGTCACCAAATACAAAAGACAAAAAAATAATTTGTGATTTAAGGTCTAGCTTTTGGTCCAAATTCAAAAACAAAATATCAAATATTGGAACCTTTAACATATAAAAGTCAGTTTGACCCAAATATAACCATTGCGGTTGTTTTATCCGATAACCCACAATATGAACAATTAAAACCGTTGTTCGATGAATATGGTTATGGGTTTATGGTTCCCGGTAAAGATTTAATCATAATTGATGGAGAACAATTTGTTGACAACTTTGATTCAGATGTTTTGAAATTCATTGAAGCTCACGAAATCTCTCACTTTATCTTAGGACACAATGGCCCGAGAGTTGATGATGACGAGATGGATGCTGATTTGGGTGCTTACATTTTATTAAAGAAAATAGACGCAATTGATTCGGTCAAATTATTAGTGAAACACTTCAAAAACAGACATGGAGTTAGTTTTGATGAAAAATTGTTAGAAAGAGTAAAAAATTCATTCTGACGCTAATAAAAAGTGGACTTTTTTTAAAAAAATTCATATTTATTAGAACAATCGCTCCATATAGGAGTGTTCTCATATATCCCTTTCCAAAAGACCCGCAAAATTTATTTTGTCGGGTCTTATTTTTTTCGTATATTTGAAGAAATATTTAGATTATGGAACCAGAAAAAGATATATTCGACCAATGGGACGAAGAACGTAGAAAAAAACCTTGGATTATACGAAAATTAGAATTTATCCCTTTGTGGTGGAATCATGATGGTAAATACTATCATAAGATGTTCAGAACGGGTGTCCAAAACTTAATATATTGGTTTCCAATTATTTGGAAAGACCGAAATTGGGATTCTCATTATATCTTCGAGATTATGAAACATAAACTCAAATCCCAATCAAAATATATTGGAACTAAAGGTAATCACCTGAGGGCTGAAAGGGATGCTGAAATTATGATGACCTGTGTCAGATTGATGAAACTCATCCAAGATGAAAAATACAGTTCTGAGTATTCTGACTATCATAAAACAAAACATTGGTTTGAAGATATTGAAGATAAGCCTGGTTTATCGACATGGGAGTCCAAATTGATAGAGGAAAACTTCGACGATTATTTTATGAAGTATCCACTAATTTATAAGAGAGTAATGAATGGGGAAGGTAGGTTTGGAGGAGAAGACCATAAAAAGGATAAACAAGTTATTGCTATGAATATTGGTCATATCAATCATGACAGAGCAAAAAAATTGTTATTCAAATTGATGGAAGAAAATATTGAACGTTGGTGGGATTAAAAAAAATTAAATTAAATAAATTATGACAGTATTATTAATTGTATTATTTTTGGCACTTGTCCTACTATCTTGGGCTTGGGTAAAAGGAATTGATTACATGAAAGAAAATCATCCTGATTATAAAGGTGAAGATTGGTTAAATTGGGACGAAGACGATAAAAAAACTATTTTATGAAAATTACATTCATCAGCGATACTCATAATAAACACAAGCATCTTACAAGTAATGCCTATGGTAACATACTTGGAAGTGGTGATGTTCTCGTTCACGCTGGTGATTGTACCAGTATGGGTAAAAGTCACGAAATCACAAATTTCTTGAATTGGTTAGGTATGACCGATTTCAAACATAAAATCTTCATCGCAGGTAACCACGATTTTGGATTTGAAACTCACACCGACATTGCAGAGGAATTTAAAGATAGAGGTATTATCTATCTTTTTGACAGTGAGGTTGTGATTGATGGTGTGAAGTTCTACGGTAGTCCTTGGCAACCTGAATTCTATGATTGGGCATTCAATTTACCAAGAGGAGAAAAACTTGCTGAAGTGTGGGCAAAAATACCAGATAATACCGATATCCTTATCACACACGGTCCCGCATTTGGTATGTTAGATTGGACTCCAAGTGGGCAAAGAGTTGGTTGTGAAGATTTGTTTCACAGAATAATGGAAGTTCAACCAAAAATTCATGTTTGTGGACATATCCATTGTGCTTACGGTCAAAAAAACTTTAATGGTGTTGAATTCTTAAACGCATCTGTTCTTAACGAAAGATATGAATATGAAAATAAACCAATTGTTGTAGATTTTGATATTGAAACAAAACAAATAGATTACCCGTGAAAAATAAAATAAACGATGGTCATTATATAGAATTAATGGATAGATTACATGTACAAACATGTATGATAGAAGACCACTTAGTAAGTCATCCATTAACAAAGAAAATAAAAAAGGCTAAAAAACTTATTGATGATGCGGTAATTTCTTTAGCTGAAGCATATCAAATTGTAGGAAACAAATCCTACAAAAAACAAACAAAGAAATGAAAAAAATATATTTGGACGACGTAAGGACTCCTGTAGATAATGACTGGATTGTTGTTAGAAGTTATGATGAGTTTGTTGAAAACATAACTGAGATTGGTTTGGAAAACATCGAATTGATTTCTTTAGACCATGATTTGGGAGACACTGCAATGGCTGAGTGGCACCGTAATGTTTATCACAACTATCAATTAAACTACGATAACATCACCGAAAAAACGGGTATGGATTGTGTAAAGTGGTTGGTTGAACAGTGGATGAACGGAGCTCCTGTTGTTGAAGTTGTTGTTCACTCCGCAAATGCAATCGGAAGCGCGAATATGATGGGGTATATTAACAACTACAGACATATTCACAGATTACCTCAAAATTGTGTGAGAGTTAAATGGGAACACACAGTATAAAAGATGGAGAAATCCATCTTTTTCTGTATTTATATGTATGGCAATACAAAGTCAATTTTCTAAACTATCAAAAAAACAATTAGTGTTCATTTGTGAAAAACTAATTGATGAGGAATTTCCTATCGGAAACCCTTATGAAAATGACTTTGATTCCGCTTTCAGTACCTTAGAAAGTATTTCAAAATATTTTAATATATCAATAGACATAGAAGATGTTGAGTTTTTTTCCAAACTATTGGAAATTAATGAGGACTTGGTTGCGGAGCTTTTCGCGAACAATCGGGAAAATATTAAAAACAAAGAATTAATTGACCGATTAATTATTCCTAAAGCGGAAGCATATAAATTACATTATGAAATTTATGGTACTTGTAGTTTCACGGAATATAAATCTCAGGAGTTCGATTCTTACGATAAATATTGGGTCAAAGATACCGCAGAACAAAGAAGACAAGATGGTTCTTGGGATTTTTGGGACGGATATGACCGTGAAGTGACCGACTACGAGAACTACCAAGTCGACGGTGAAACTTATGGTCACGTTTATAAAGTTGAATACAAAGAGAAGAAAGACAACTTTGTGAGTGATTCTATATTGGACAAACTTGTAATAGAAAACACTGAAAATGTTGTATCTTCTTTGGATAGGCAGACATTATTGAAACTAAAGTCAATTATTGACTCAAAGCTTGGCCTTAGTTAATTTAGTTTGTTTTCTTGCATCTTTAGCTAACTCACCCAAAGTTTTCTTTTTCTTTTCCATAGGATGAACATAACCTCTCTTGTACTTATGTTCCACTTCCACGGGTCCTGAGGTCGTTATTTTTGAATTATATTTCCAAATTGATATACATTCATCATCTTCGTAAACAACCTCCCATTTGGTCGGTTTTTCAGTCGGTTTTAAGTTAGTTTGTGCTGCCATAAGGCTAAGATACAAAAATTTTAATTCTATTCAAAATCATCATCGGGAGATGAATAACAAAATTGCATTTGATTTGAGTTATCTGACGAGCCGTGTACATTCAAGAATGTTGTTTGGTCCAATTCTAATGTCTTACATTGTTTTTTCGACTTGACCATTCTTTCTCCGTCGTAAACTCTTATATTAAAATATTTGGCTTCATTTGAAACACACCAGTTCTCGCACATATGTTGTCTCGCATACTTAATTGTAGTATCGTCACACCCCCCAACGTATTTTTTAACCTGTACAGGTACCCAAACACCTTCCGGATTTCTAACTAACATATCGATACCAATCATATCCATAAATGAATAATCACCAGAATACATAACAACATTTTCAGAACCAATTTGTTCGGATATATATTCATAAAACTTTTGTTCAATCACAGAACCTTCAAACGTTTTTTGTGATATTGTTTGGTTGATTCGTTCTCTAATCTCTTTTTTATTATCCATCTCAATTTTACCCATGAACTCTTCGAATGGAGTAATACCGTTTTTGTTTTTACTATTAAAAAAATAATCCAAGGCATTTTCGAAAGAAACTTCATTTTTATAACGGTCTGGTAATTCAGATGTCATCATGTATGCTGCCGCAGTATAATTGGTGTTCAACTTATTTAATAAATCATATTGTTGTTCTTCGTTCCAAATTACATATTGCTCTGTAAACTTGGTCATTCTGTCGATTACATATTTTCTTAGTTTTGGACACGACATTTTAAATTTATCCAACGCGTCAATAACCATCGCTCTTCTTTCTGAGAAGAACTCATGTTCTTTGTCGTATTTTACAGCCCTAACTCCCGTTGTATAAGTGGATAAATAATCTTTAATATAATCATCCATCGCTTGTTTTACTTTTCTAGTATTCCTCATCAGTTTGTTTTCTGCAAACTTACACCATCTATAGTCGTTTGTATGTTGTGGAAAATAATCACACCCAACTAAAACCTTTTTAGGTTTTTTTTGTTCCTGTAAAACTTCTTTTATTTTTGTACGAATATCCATTAAGTATAAATACCCTAATAAACTAAAAATCCCCTCTTTTGGAGGGGAAGTGTAATCTTAATCTTTTGTATAATTACCCAAAAATGTGATTGGTTCTGAATTTTCGAGGGCCTCCATCAGGGATTCTTCAATTTTGTTTGCAGGGTATCTGAAATGTATTCTAATAAGTTTGATACCTTTTTTCAGACAATAATCATTTTTTATCTTATCATTTTGTTGAGCTTGTTTGAATTTATCAATACCGAATTTTGAACTCGGTCTAAAATGTTGTTCTCCGTCGTATTCAATAATAGTATTCATTTGGGGAATATAAAAATCAAATCTCAATGCTCTACAATACTGTCCTTCTATAGTGTTTTTACAATCTTCGAAAGTTTTTTCTCTATTGGCACAACTTTTTGATTCTAAACATTTTGGGTCAATTAGTCCATTATCCACCAATATTTTTGTCACTAATTTTTCACCAAATGATTCTTTATCTGTTACAAAATGACTTGTGATTCTATCATAAAACTCACGATTCTTTTTTACTGCTGCATTGAAATAAGGAAATGCCATGTTTTTGAACTCTGTGGTACTCTTGTATTTTTTCGCTTCTTTTTCAATATCCTCATCGGGATATTTGGTCATTTTTTCTTTATAACAAAATCTACACCCTTGTCCAGGATTAATGTGTTTATCGGGAGTCATTTCGAAATACTCATTTCCTGTCAAGTTCTTCCATTCTTGTTTATGTTTTGGGCAAATAATTTTAACAGGAGTCGTTACATTTTTATAATCAACAAGTGAGTAATCGTACTTTGGATTTCCATTTTCATCTTGGTGAACTCTGTGTGCGTTGTCTATAAATTGTTCCTTAGTTTTCTTTTCAAAACGCTCAACTAATCTTCTGAATTGGTTTTCCTTTAAAATAATTTTCATCTACAATAAATACCCATATAAACTAAAAATCCCCTCTTTCGGAGGGGATTAGTTAATTTACTCTTCTGTTGAGTCCGTTTTTCCTTTGTTAATCCATTTGTCTATGGAACCGATTCCAAAAGAACCTAAAACTAACCATAAGAACGCATTAAAAATGAATTCGTTGATTACTAGGTCTTTACCTAATGAACCTGTAACAATGTCCGCAATTGCAAACCCTGTCATCATAACAAACGCTAAAAAGCCTACAACAGATTTCTCGTTGATTGAGTTGTTGTCGTTAAACAACTGTGCAAAAAATTTTTTCATAGTATTTGGTAATTTACTTACCAATAAATATCACTTGAGGTGTGATTGTTATTACTGAGGATTGTTGAAATAATAAACCCCATCTTTTGGATAGGGTTTATTATGTTAAAATTTGAGTAATTAAACTTGTGTTACTGTGACAATTAATGAAGGTGTTGAAGGTCTTGTTGGACCCGTTTGTGTGTTTTGCCATAATATTTCCATACCTGTATCAGGTGATGACCACATAATTTCAATGTATTGATTTGC